TATTTTCACTAGCTCTTCTGCGCTGGCACCTTTCATTTTCAAGGTACTTCTGTGTGAGTATAGTGCATCTAATCCTTTCCCCAGGACGTCTTCTCTACCTTGTAGTCTTCTTAGCTTTGCATTTAAATCTAGGTTGATTCCCTCCAGACCTCCAGGAGAAGTCATAGCCCTGGATACAGCCTTGGGGTCCATGCCCTGAGCTCGCCCTTCTTCCAGAATGTCTCGCATGAGATTGTCGGCGAACTTAGTCTGTTGTCGATATGCATCTATGCTGTGTGTATAGACTTCGTTCTTTATACCGATATTAGATGTTTTATTTAATACTGCTTCTTCTGCTGCCAGCTCGCCTATAACTAGTCCCGTCTTTTTTGCTGCTCGTGCAAAAGCTTCTTGATCATTTATCGTCATAACAGTGAACTGTCCTAAGCCTTTTCCTTCCATCCATTTTATAGATGGAGGTCTAGCTCCTGTGAATTCACTTGGTCTAATCAATTGATATGCAGACGGTGTTGCTTCTGCACCCGGTAGCCCTTTAGATAATAGTGATTCTGGAGTAGTAACAATACCACTTCCGAACATCCCTGCACTACCTCCGCCAAAGCCTTTGACTGACATTATCCGTTTCATTCTGGCTTTTAATCCTTCTTTGTTGTATTCCCCGAAGGCGTCAGCTATTGCTTGCTCTTTCCTTTGTGAAGACAGAGCACCAGACTTTGTCTTTGCTATGTCAATATTCCCTCTGGTTCTTTCCCAGATTGTTTTATCTGTTATGGTTCTTCTTATATCGCTGGAAGAAATTTCTCCTGTAGTTATTCGCCCCAGTTCTTCTCTGTATTTCCGAGCAAGAGCTACATCTAGCCCTTCAAGCTCAACTGCCTTCTCTCCTACAGCCCCAACTACAGATCTGGCAGCATACCTGTTTTGAAATTTATTACCAAGAACAACTTCTCCCATCTCAGATACTAAGGGGATATCGAAACTTTTTCTACCAGCCTTTAGCGTTAACAGCTCATTCCTGCCAATTCCACTTAGCTCCATAGAGATAGCTTGCCCCTTGTATACTTTAGACAATTCGGAATGGAGCTTCTCCACTTCCCCGAAGAGTCCAGAACTACGCCCCTTATAGCCTCCCGATAATTCTTTTGCTAGATTTTCAATATTAATAGTTTTCATTCTAAGCTTATCGCTTGGTTTGATTAACTCTTTTTGCGTTGGTGCTAATCTTGGATCGTCAAGAAGTCCTTGAAAACCAAAGAATCCATCTGCAGGGTTTACTGCCTTGTTGGCAGTAACTTCCATGCGAGATGCTTTTGCCATTGATCGCCTAAAGAATCCTGTTTGAAAATTTGGTAAGCCAGTTTTGTATAATCCTATAGCAGTTCCTGTCGCCAATGTGGCTCTTCCGGCTATAGATGCCATGTCTGCTTCTGTTTCTAATTGAACTCTTTCTATCATATAACGTAACCAAGTTCTTTGAGATGATTTTTCATTTCATCTTCTTTTTCATATTCGAGATCGTATGTCATGTCAGGTCTAAGCCCTTTCATTAAAGTGATTGAGGGGTCTCTAATCCCAGATTCTACAGTATGACGATAGACATCTGAAAAAGAAACACTAGGCGCAAGCTGAGTAAAGGGGTCTATCCCCTCTAGGGCTTCTTCTAGATATGGTTTCCTTCTAAGAGATCTAACTCTATCATCCCATAGATCATAGTAATGAAAATCTCGTCCTGTTTGCATGAGATATTTTAATTTTATATCTTCTAAATCTACATCAGCTCTCCAGCCTATCCAGTCTGCTTCTGGAACTGTAGTACTTTTTTCCAATGCTTGAGCCGCCGATTTTCTTCTTCCTCTGATCGCAGCCATTCTTCCAAAGATTTCTTCTTCTAAATTATATCTCTCCTCTTCATTTAGCTCAAGCTTACCTTCTTGTATTTGTCCTAATAACTCTTTGTCCCATTGCGCAATGTATGCATCTTTCATCCCTTCTGGAGCGAGATCGAGAATCTCTTCTCTTTCCTCTGGATCAGCATCTTTAAACTCATCAAAGAATATCTTCTCTCTCTTAGGAAGTGCTGCTCTTATATCGAATTCACTTCCATATACATCTACACCTGTTAGAGTGCCCTTGTATTTTTTCCTGTGTCCACTAGCTTCTTGCTTGGCTCCTCTCGCCATAGCTTCTTCTTCTAGACGTTTATACTTAACATATTTTATTTTATCAAAGTATGCTTCAATTTGTCGAGCATCTTTAACAGCAGTAGGTATCCTGTCTATACCTACCAAGTTTGCAACAGTAGTTGCAAAAGGTTTAATGAAATCTTCTACAGGTCTCTGCCATAATTTAAACTCTTTACCATAGATTGATTCCTCATAAGCCTGAAGAGGCGTAGAGGCAGGTAATAGTTTATGCGCAGGAGCAAGAGGTATTAGTTGCTCTAGTGGACTACCTCTAGCTATATCTGTTATAGCTGCAGCGTATCTACCAATAGCACTTTCTTCATAGACTTCACTTCTAAATCTTCTTTTTTTCTTCTTTTCTATTAATTGTTCTTCTGTAATATCGTATATATTTTGTTCATACTCTGTTAGTCTACGACTCTTCATTTGCTTCTGAAGAGACTTAAGCTGTGGAGAGTGAGGAGCAACATCTGCAAGGATCTTATATTTATGGATCAACGGATATTTTTCTGGACTTACTCCTTCTAATTCTTCATATCTAGCTTCATATCCTCTTCCAGGCAATCTGTATTCACCCTCTGCGATTTTAGTAAAAGGATCGCCGGACTTAAAGTTAATAAAATATTCCTTACCAGGCATCCACTCAGGCATCTTATTCTTTATAGGATTAATATATTCAGTTGTGTATGGTCGCTTTGGCGTAATACGTCTATATGGTTCTGTCATACCGAGTAGACCACCAAGATTTAAATCCCAGTATTTACGACGTACGCTTTCTATATCTGCTGCTGACTGAAGTATCGGAGTATATTCTGATACGTCTTGCTCACCAGTTATTATCTCTTTTATAGCTGAAGTGGTGAAACCACGTAGTCCCATAGCTTCGTAAAGTGTATAGTATTGTTGTTTTATTTGTTCGTCTAAACTGTACGGTGTGACTGGAGCTTCCTGTGGAAGTCCGCCTAGAATACCAGAAGGCTCTAGCCCTCTTCTCTTTGGGTTGTATCCGCCAGCCCATTCTTCAGTGTGCATAAAGGCAGGTGGTTTAAGAACTCTACCTATAGTCCACTCATAGAGAGGTCCGAATAATCCAAGGTCTTCTCCAGTAGGACCGGCTACAGGATAAGGTCTATCCTCATAGTGCATCTTCTCTAACCAATATGGATCGGATAAAGTTCTTGCAAGTTTTGTACCAGTCTGGACGATAGTACTGTGTCTTCCCGCCTTCCCATGGGGTCATTCCGAATTCCCACCAGCGAGCTTTTTTTACAGCAACTTCTTTGCCTCCTAAATATTCTTCATCTAATTCTTTTACTGTCTTCTCTGAACCAAGACCGGTTAACAGAAAAGGTAAAGCTAGGGCTCCAGCGATTAGTGCTCCGTACTTCCCTCCCCTAATTGCTTTAGAGTATGCACCTTTCATTCCAGGGAATCTAGCAATAGGTTTAGGCATAGGCTTTTCAAGAGTCTTAGCTCTAATCATAGCCTCGTATCTTGCTTGACCTGCTGGTGCTTTAAACTCTTGAGCTAGGCCTCCGACCATGCCTGCTGCTATTCCGGCAATAGTTCCGGTAAGAGCTAACCCTATAAAAGGTTTTATGCCCGTCATGCCTGGAGCTTTTTCTTCGACTGACTGTCTCAATGCAGTTAAGCCTGTTGCTTCAGATATCTGAGCATATGTCATATGTGTAAGTCGTGCACCCTCTGCTGCTAGTCCCGTAAGACCAGCTTTGCCCATAACAGATCCTTCCGGACCTACCTGTCTAGCTAACCAATCAGCACTACCAAAAAGAAAGGGAATACCTATCAGTAAAGGGAGTGCACGCATTCCATGTCTAGCTAGTATCTTTGGAACGGCACCAATTAATTTTTCTTCTCCGCCAACACCTATCTTTGGTACAAATCTAGTAAAGCGCTCTACGCCTTTTGTTAGTCCTGAATTTAGATTAGGGAAGACTTCCCTGAAAGCCTTTGCAGGATCATCAAGAAGTCTTAAGTATTTTGAAAGTGTTTCGTGAGCATATGCATGAAGCGTTCTAGATGCTGCTTGTACTTTATTCTTGCCACCGCCTATCAGAAACTGATGTTCAGCACCAACTCCGGCAATACCGAATGTGCTCTCATAAGATTTGGCTAATTGTGCAACAGATTCAGTTATACGAGGATCTGTAACTCTATGGTATAGTCTAGCTTCTTTTAGTAATACGTCCCTGGCGCCTCTATCAGTTACGCCGTATAGCTTGCCCTTCTCGTATAGTACACTCGAATATCCAGAAAGCTCTTTCCCGGTAAGCCTTGTCAGATAATCTTTGTATCCGAAGCCTACACCTTTAGGGAACTGTTTTTTTCTGGCACTATCTATGGGGTCAAAAAGTTTTTTCTCTAAGGATACTTCAAAGCTGGCATCTCTCAAAATGCTTGGAGATATAAGGGAGCTGATACTGAATGCTTTCGGAAGTCCTCCGAGAGCCAATTCGGATCTACGGATAGCATTATAGGCGAAGTCTTTAAGCGTTGCCTTTTCTCTACCTAAAAATTCAGAGGTAGTTGTAGGGAAGTTACCCATATAAGAAAGCTTATTTATATCAAACGTTTTACCGAATATATTTATAGGCTTATTCCAGAGTCCAACGACACCTGCAGATACACCTGCAGTGATACCTAGTCCGCCCCATGCTATCGGGGATGGATCTTCGTACTCTTGGTTAATTCCTGGTCCATGATATCCTGATCCAAAATCAGTTAAATGCTTTCTTGATTCTCCAAACCATCCATGACGAAGACCTTCTATTGTATTATAGTCATCATCCTTTCCGGATATCCCAACTGTTCTGGCTAATATATACCCTGCCGTCAGCACGCTTCCTGCTGCTGCAGCATATAGACCTAAACCTTTTGGTAGTTTTAGGTCGCGGACAAATCTTGCCGCAGTATCCGTTTTACTATAGTTAATTCCGGCTCTAGCTTCAGCTGCTAATAGCATCTCTTTTCTAGATAAACTATACTCTGCTGTTCTAAAACCTTGTGTTTTAAATGCTGAACCGTACTCACTAGTCATTATAGCTTTACGATATTCACCATAATTGGTGATCATCTTTTTGCCTGAGAATATCTCTGCTCGACCTTTTGTTGCTAGCTCTTTCCGGATATGTTTTATTTGTCTAGTCTCTTCCTGTATCTTTAGTTCAGCAGGATCTTCCCAGACCTTAAGCCAAGGCTGTATACCATCTGGTACTTTGCCTGCTTTTATTTCTTCTATGTTTGTTATAAGGGATTGAATTAAAACTTTGTCTGTCTTAGAGTCTTGCTTACCAAGTAGTGTACTTTTAAGGAAAGTTTTATCTCTTCCAACAGTAAGTTCGGCTCCAGCAGGTATGAGCCCTTTCTCTTGAGCCACTGCATTAAGAGACTTGGCTAGCTCCATTACATCAAGGGTTCCGCCTCCTGCTTTTCCCTGTTTGATCATCCATTCGTAAACCCTCATCTGACGCGCTCTATCGCGTGCTCTCGCTATTCCTGGGGTCATCTTACCTAGAACTATAGACCTTTGGTCTGCCTCTCTTAGGATGCGGTTTCCCTCTGTTATAGAGCGATAGTCTGTGCCGGGTTTGATCGGAGCTTTCCCAGCCTTTTTCCTGAGTATATTTGTATAGTATAAATTGTTAACGTATTGGTTGGTTCTGTTAGATGTAACGTCTATAATATCTGTAGCAGATATAGAAGGAGAGCTTTTTATAGTAAAGGAATAGGGCAGCGTCTTATTGATGCTGGATCCACTACTGTTGGAATTTAGTTTTGTTGATTTTCTAGCCACTAGCGCCCTCTAGCGTTTCTAAGATTGAAGTCCCCTGATGGGGTCCCAAACTCCTCCTCGTGCAATTCATTGTTAACTTTAGCAAAATCTACTGATATGTTTTCGTTTAACCTTTCGAATATTTTAGCACTATCATCTTGTTGCTGGCTAGCGGCATTCTTAAACTCAAACTGTCTCTTTAAGATTGATTCAGACTGGGCTAATCTTCTCATAAGAGTTTGCCAGGTCATCTTCTCAAGAGCCTCAGGAGTATAAGAAGGGAAAGCTTCACAAATAGTCAGAATCGCTTGTTCTCTTGCGTCATCAAGAAAGCCTCTCGCATCATCTAGCTGGAGGTTTATGTCGTCAATTGACTGAGGACAAGACAAGTAAAATATCATTTGTGAAATGGTTGTGATAAGACCCGCAGGAAGATAGTCCTTTCCGTTGATGAACGTGTGTTCTATGACACATTCGTCCCAAATTTTATCTTCTATATCAAACTTGAATTCAGAGTAAGCACTGACTACATAGGAGAGAGCTTTAAATCTCTCATAGTCCAATAGCCTGAACATTACTCTGCCTTCTGATGTTACAAAAAGATAAAGGTCTCTATATTCGGTTAGAGCCTTATCAAAGTCCATTAGAGTTTCCTAACTAATTGCATTGCAATTTCAGGTCCCATAAAGTTAGAGGCTTGTAAAATTAAGTCTCTTAATGTTTCTACAGCTCCTGCTGTAAGAACGTTAATGTTCTGCTGATTCATTTGAGGAAACAGGCACGCTTTAATTACGATAGCCTCTGCTTTCTTCATGTCGTCTAGCTTTTGGATTTGTTGCATAAGTCCACGCCACTCTAGTCTCTTAAGAGAGCGAAACAAGAAGTTCTCTTTCTCGCTAAAACTAACTAGGAAAACATCTCCAACCTGATTCTTGAGATGTTCTATCTCATCATCTGTAGGCTTGTTCTCTAGTTGTCTAAAGGTTTCTAGAATGTGATCTTGTTGCATTTGCTTTTCTTGAATCTTCTTGAGTAAAGCTTGCTCTTCCGGTGTAAGATCTTGGAGGAAACTTTCCTCTTCCGTCATCTCATCTTCAGAGTATCCTTCTGCAAGGTGTTGATCCAAGTCAATGTCTTTAAATCCAGTGTCTTCTGGTGTCATAAAATTCTCCCATTTAAAATTATATTATACAGTTAAGATATGCTTCTAGCAATAAAATTATACTGTTCTGATATTGGACGACCGTCCGCATTTATTAATTTACTTTTTCCCATAATATGTACAGACCTCAAAGTCTCACCCGGCGAGTTCTTGTTTAATTCATAACCATAACCAAGAAGAATATTGAAAGCTTTATGATTAAAGTTCTCTGGACCAATTGGTTCTGTAATTTTATCAAACTCTCTTGCCTGTGCTATAAGACTTTCTTGAGCTTTACTCGGGTCTTCTGCACCAAAGAACTCTTCAAGTCTAACTCTTTCATCTCCAGAATAAGTAACAGCTTTATTTTCTATCTCTAACTTTTCTCTATCAAATGTTCTCTCTTCTTTGGTCTTATTGAAATGTTTATATCTTTCCAGAATGATCCATAGGTAGTTTGGCTCTCTAAAGTTAATGGTAAAAGAACCAGTAATTAGGATACTCCCCTTGGGTAAAAAATCAAAGTGTTGTGAGCCGTAACCATACTGTGGCATTCTGGAATGCTGTAAAGTATAGTCAATAGATATTATATCATCTACCCATACGTCACCTATAAACAGTGTTGCTTGATTGCCTGAATAGTATTGTTCGTTTACATTAACCATTAGAACAATCCTCTGCTTTGAGCCAGCATAGCTTTCATCCCATTCGTTTTACTCTTTCCGTCAACCTTGCTCTTGTCTCTAAGTCCTAGTCCTTGTGAAAGACCACCGGCTCCATCTATTGCTTTACCTACTTCACCATTTATCATTTGGTCATAGTTCTCCCAGTTACTACCAAGACTTTTTAATGGAATCATATCTGTTGCATAAAAATTCATTGTATTATGAGTAACGATACTATCTACAGACATCTCCTGTCCTTCAGAAGATAAGTCTATATTGAATAGATGCATCGTTGAATATTCGCCATATTCATTTGCGAATAAAAGCATTAGATTAAATGGCTGAACCTGATCAAGCATTACTGCTTCTGGATGAGTCACACCAGTACGATCTAAAGCTCCTGCGTTAGCGTCTCCTAATAACTTTAATAGTTCATGTTCTTGAATGACATTGAATACCAGTGTACCCGCAACAGTTCTCGGACCTCTGGTATATGCTTTAGCTTGAGTTCTACCTAGTGATCTGACTGCAAACTTCTCTCTGAAAGAACTGTATGATACAGTATGTATAGATCCCAGTGTAAAATAAGGAATGCTTTTTAAGGCTTTTTCTTTTTCAAGTGCTGCAGTTGTAGCTGTCTCTACACCGTTTCTTTTTTCTTTTGTCTCTTTTATGAAAGGATCAAGATGATTCACTTGCCCCATAAAGTTTTGATATCTGCCTTCAGCAGCTCGATCATGCTTGAGTCCACCCATAGGGTTTTCTGGATCTACTGTGAACCGAAATTGCTTTTCGTATTCAGCGTTTCTTAGAGCTGTATCTTTTTCTTGGATATAGTAATTAGCTTCGAACTTAAGATCTGCAGCTTCACCCTCTAACCGTTTCCTGTCGGCTACAGCCTGATCCAAAGCAAAACGTGTAGTCGGATCTTCCAGACCCCTATAAGCAACTACAGTAATATCTGAACCCGAAAATGAAGTTGTATTTTCTATTGAGTTAAACGCCATAAGTCCTCAAAAATAAAAAGGAGAGATAAACAATAAAGCTTATCTCCCCTAATATTAAATCAAATAATCCTATAACGCAAGCTTAGCTTTCGATGGATGCCTTAATATTATCAATTCTGTCAGTCGAATTTTGATCAAAAATCCAAGGTGTTATAGATCTTGCGATATATGTATATTGCTGCTCAGTTACGATATCATCAATACTTACACCTGAATTCTCATTCAGTAATTCTATTCCAAAGATTCTCATTGTTGCCTGAGCTCCATACTCGTTAGCCGCAGCTAAAACGATATCAAATGGAGGAATCTGGTCTGAGTACCAAGGAGCGACTTCTTCTTGATTAAAGCTACTTCCACTTGCAGCGCCAGCTTCGGGAGCTATGTCCCCGAAAAGTCCTGCTGCAGTAGGTTTGTTTCTTAGTCCTGTCTCATCTTTGTCTGCCGAGAATACCGAATCCTTAAATCTTTCAAGAAGAGAATGCTTGTCGAATACAATAAAGATTAGACTACCCGCGATACCTCTTTTGCCTCTAGCAAAAGATCGAGGATCTGCCTTACCCATAGTGTATACTGGAGCTTTTTCTCTGTTGATAGAATAGGAGATCGCTTGGATCTCCCCTATCGGCTTCCCCTGAAAGATTGGAGATATGTCTACGCCAGAAAAGCTATTGAATGTTTGTGTTGCCATTTCTACCTTCTCCTATCTTATTGCTTTGCCAGTGAAGTTATTACAGTAATCTTTCTCAGTTCGAAAGCAGGTACAATTGTTAATTCAACAGTTGCATTTCCTGTGATCTCTTGAGCTGCAGTTGCAGAAACTCTAGCCTCAAATCTTTGAATAAATCCAAGTTCTTGAAGTCTAGCTAGTTCTCTAACAATACCAGTCTCGAGAGAAGTTCTCGCTAGAGTTGTATTTGCTTCTCCAATGTATGGTTCAGCTACATCTCTTACTGAGTCAATTACGTCAGCAATAATTCTCATTGTTGTTAATCTTGTGAAGTCACTGTCCTCTCTAGCTGCTGTTGGAGCATCAGAGATTCTTAGTTTGTTTTCTTTTTGCTTAACAGCAACAAACTTGTACTTTGCAAGAGAGTTTAATTTTGTTTTACTTACTCTAAATGGTGCTCTAACTCCGGTAATTACCTTGTTAGTTGGTGCACTGTTAGATGGTAGACTCGAATAGAAACCACCGTAGTAAGCTGCCATACTTGCTTGATATCCAAATCCTGTCTCATCAGTTGAGTTAAAGAATGTTAGATACATAGCTGGTATAGAGATATACTTACCGATGTCTATTTTGTGTCCATTTCTATCTTTTAGAATATCTGCATCAGCGCTGAAGTTCCCCGAAGTTGGTAGCCATCCAGAAGCTGTTGCGAAGAATCCTTTTTCTCTAGCCAGACTTCCAGCAACAAATTTGTTACCAAGGAGTCCTGTACCATTGATCGCGATATCTCCATCTGCATCTAGTGTAGGCTCTTTTCCAATCCAAAGAGAAATGTCTTTAGCAGAAAAAGATAGAGGACCTTTTGTCCCAATAACACCAGTTACTTCATTGTCATTCACTGATAATGAGAAGCAGAAGTTTGACAGTTGATATGCGTAGTTTACTTCATGGAAGCTAGAAGAGGTAAGTGACTCGCCGTCAATACCTGTAGTAGCAGAAGCCGCACCGATACCTACTGGGTAGATCTCAGCTTGTCCGTCTCCATCAACGTCCCAGAAATAGAAGAATTCACCTTGATACTCTTCGATATGAAGTTTACCAAGTCCGTCGCCTTCTGATCCAGCTACAGGGAATCTACGTCCATCTTCAATTGAAATGCTAGTTGATAGAGTAATCGCGTCACCTTCCGCTATATTCTTGTCGTCAAGATAAACGTTCTGTGGGATAATAATATCAATCTCATCATTTTCAAGTGATCTGTAGGTTTCCTCAAGTGCTTCGTACATTTCCATTCTTGAAGGAGCAAGTCCATCAGAACCGTCTCTCAAGTCATGGTCTACGTCTTGATTGTAAGTATAGTCAACAGTGATTACCTCACCGCCAATTAGGTTTGATCCAAGATCGACACTAACTTCGTCTTCACCAGATCCACCTGTTCCAATAAGTAATGTCCACTCAGTGTCTACTAATTCTACACTGTCAACATAAACTTTGTGGCTACCTACGTTTGTGTTTGATTGCGCAAGTGTAAACGTCTCTGGTCCTGCAGCAGCCATAGCTCCTACACCCTCAGCGACAATCGCAATCTCGTCTTTTGCAATATCTCTAAAAGAAACATATGCTCCTGCAGTTCCAATATCTACGCCCGCATTGAACGCTCCGGCTACAATTACTTCGCCAAGATCTATTGGCTGACCGCCAGGATTGTTATCATAAACTAAAACACCTAGAATATTCTTAACTTTCAGTCTACCTGCTACCTCGTTAGGTCCGAGTGTGGCTGGTGTCTGATAGAATACAGAATAAAGATCAGCTGCAGATCCATCTTTGATTAATGTCTCAATCGATGTAGGATTTGTTACCTGATTGTCAGTACCTACCCCGTACAGGATAGCTGACTTAGCGTTTAGTCTATAAAGGAATGTGTTTTTTGATCCGCCCGCAAGAGTTTCATACATGCCTCTGATAAGAGTTCCCTCTTTCTCAAATTGGCTTTCACTCTCTTGAGCTCTAACTACCTGTACTTTTCTACCGGATATACCTTGAGAAGCAGTACCTAGAACTAGTACAGCTGGGGCTGATGAAGCCTCGCTGATCTGTAGTCCGCCGTCTTGCAATTCATGAATAATCCCTGGTAGATGTTCAAATTTATCTAGAGCCATCTCCAATTCTCCTTATAGTTATCGTTATCGTTTAGTATTTAACGAAATTATCAATTTGTTAAGTGCTTCCTCGGTAACTTCGTAAGTTCTTTCTGTTCTAACGAAATAATAATATGGTCGTAATTCGGCTAAATCATTTCCATATTGTCGAGATTCGTCACTTTCTCTTATGTTCATAAAGTATTTAGTAATACCTTTATATGCAAAATATGCTCGGTTTGTTTCCATTAAGTCTTCAAACCATAGTGCTAATTCGTTCGCTCTCTTATTCGTTCTTGCGGTTATGTCGAACCTTAGTTCATTATCAAACCACTGAGAGTAAATCAGCTTAACCTGACCAGGGTTGTTGATATCATTTGTGATGATATCTCTTAGTCTCGGTTTTACTTCCCTTCTTTCCCTACTGAACCAGGTGTTTCCACCACTCATTGTTCCAGGAGCCCTTCTCTTCATAGAGTAAGTAACCATTCCGGATAGCTCTTTAGTAGGATCATTTGGGTCTTCGAATATGTTCTGATCAGCCTGCGAGTCTCTTAGGATTATCCTTTGGCTTGCAGTTTCTTGATCTAGATCTATTAAGGCAGAGACGCTGTCTACAAAACCTTCAACAGAACTATGCACAGGTATCGAAGATATCTGACCTCTAGTTTCAGATACTTTGCCGTAATCCCGTAAGATCTCTCGTGTAAGTGTTTCTTTCAGGGCTATCTGTTCTAACGTCAAACCCTCATTATAATTAAAATTCATACCAGAAAACTCTTGTCAACCACAGATATGATCCTGACCCTATAATACTCTATTCTCCCGTTATTGTCCAATCGGTAGGGGTCAACCGAAAGGATTTCATACACTTCCCTAAGCGTACTTGGAGATAGAATCTTTCCGTGGATATCTTTTTTTATTTGTATTATTCTATCAAATTTGTTAGGGATATTGTCCCCATCATCTAATGCCTTTTTTATAAAGTCCCATTCGAAATAAGACGTTCTATATTCTACTTGTGTTTTACCTTCTTGTTTGTACTTCTGATAGATGCTATATGCTTGAGAATTATTAATATATGTTCTGGTTAAGATATCATTATAGTAATAACCCATGCCGTCACAGTCTATACAAGGAATGTCTCTATCTGCTTCACCGCTTCTGTGACCATCTCTGCATTTACATCTTTTAGGGTGACCATTCTCTATCTGAGCTCTTCTGTAAATGACCCATTCTCCCTGATCATCGGTATATAAGATGTCTTTCAGAACTTGACGCATGTCTGCACCAACGACATTCCCGTTCCCGGTATTGTGCAGGTCGATGACTTGTGTAGGTTTCTTGTACAGATTCAATGACATTATGTCCCCAAATTAGTTTTATAATTTCTTCCATAGAAGTTAACTAGCGTATTGTTTCCTCTAGGGTGTCCAGAGTTAAAGCTCATCCATCTTCTACCACCTATAGGTTTGTTTACAGTGTTGACACCCTTCTCTGCTAATTCTGCTAGCTTTGGAGTGTATGGAAGTGCATTATTATCTGTTAATCCCAGACAGTTCATTAGTGGAGCTACACAATCTCTAACAGAGAATTCGTACTTGAACGCTTCACATTCTAGCCAATCTATTAGTTTTGTTACGCCCTCACATCCAGTGGATCCTCCACCTTTAGATATAGAGAAGTCGCCCAGTTGTTTAAAAACCTTATCGGAAGTAGACCCTCTAAATTCTTCTGTATTATACATTATAATCAGAGAAACTTTATAAGTAACCCATTTGTTAGCGTACCTTAACCACTTTGCATCTTGAGTACAAGTAGCCAAATCGTTCGCCATGAAAGACCATTCCAGTATAAGCTGATTAAGGACATCGTCTGGTATCTCAGTAATGTATGCGCCCACTAGTCTTCTAATATCTAAAGTAGAAGAATAAAGCGGAGACATCTCTGCAGTAAAATAACTAAAGAAAGGGTTATCTAACGTCTCTCCAGTTATGGCTTCTATGCCTGCAAGTAACTGAACTTCGACTAAATCATTAATATTCAGTATCATATGGAACACCTTTTAATCTTCTTCTATTTTTCCTAGGAGCTTCTGGCTGAACAATAAAAGTAGTTATTGGATCAACGTAAGCTATTACCTTGCCAAGCTTAATTCTTCTGTCATCATCTTTTCTTTCTCTATCTGTAATGAACCATTGAATTTGGTTCAGATACTGACATCCGCCTTCATCGTCTGTGAAATTATCACATGTCATGCCTGCAGCATTTGATTGCGTACAGAGGATACCGTTTGCAGCTCTCTTTGACCTGTAAACATGAACCTTCGATGTACCGCCAGTTAGATTGCCTGGAGAAGTAATAGTAGCACTAGTATCAGAAATCACCATGCTATTACCCATCTTACCTGGTCCAGCCCATTCGACTTCTATCCCTACGTTATATACTGTAGCACTACAGAGATGTCCATCTCCGCCAACTCCATCAGACCCGTAGGTTCTATTTATGGCTTCAGCAATAAAGATTGCTGTTTCAGCAGCAGATGTTCCAAGCTCATATTCTAGCCAAGCAGGACTTGTTCCATTTGCAACAGCCGTAAGTGTTATCGTTGAGCCAGGCATTGATGCACCAGGAGTAAGAACGACTGTATCTCCAGCTGTTCCGGTTCCTGTTGTTACCATTCTGCCTATAGCAGTATCTCCTGCAACAAAAGCTCTAACATAAAAAGCGTTTGCTGTAGCCATATACGTTTCGTTATTTAGCGTATCTATTAAATTATTTCTAGTTATATCTACTGCTGTATTCGGATTCGCATTGCCCGATATATTGAATTCGCCCAGTGCAGGATTCGCTCCGGATGTTTTCGCAGTATAGACTTTAGCCGATACAGCAGTATCGAAAGTAATAGTATCATTATTAGAGAGCAAGCCAGTAGAAATGATTTCAGCTTCTGAATATCCAACTCTTGAAATATATAATTCATCTCCAGGTCTCCATCCAATTCCTAAACTAGGTTCTCCGATATTTGCAGAAATCTTACCACTTATTCTAATTCTACCTGTAGTACTGGCAGCTATGTCTTCATCGGCTACGCCAACACCATGCCAGTAGATATCAGCATTTAATGGTATTCCTAAGACTGCACCAGCTTCTGCTGGATCTGGATATGGTATCCAAAACTTACCGTCTTCTCTAAGAACAACTCCGGTTCCTTTAGTTACTAAAGTCCCTGTGGCATTCTCTGATACTATGCAATTATTACCTGCAAGATCATTGATTGCGCCAACAGTATCCTGTGTTAAGGATGCATCTAGCGCAGGTGATGCGGATCCATCAGTAAAAGGGATCCCCTCAATATTAACAACCTTACCAAGAGCAGGAGCTCCAATACTAACATGACCAGCCGTTGAGCTTACGGCAAGATTTGTCCCCGCCTGAATGCCCAAGTCTGATACAGCAGCAATTGTAGCACCAACATTGTTGATAACTATGTTTTTATTTGTTGTAATATTAGAATCGTCTAAAGACATTATTAAAATATTTGATGAATCTCTGAAGAAAAGATCTTTTCCTCCAGTAGTATCTAGAACCAAATTACCATCTACCTGTGTTGTGTATACACTCTGTAGTGTATTTCCGCTAGATGTTGCTATCTCTATATCTTGACCGGACCTAACAATGGTTATCCCGGAACCTTCGCTAATGGTTACGTCTCCAGATAATCCAATATCTCCAAACTTTCCAAAAGTCTTAACTACACTATGTGGATTTGCTGCACTTAAATGAGTGGCAACTGCCGAGTGAGAAGTACCGTCATTGCTTCTGTGTGCCACATTCGCGGCGAGTTCAGATGTAACAGTATAAACTCCAAGGGTTAATTCCTCAGCAGCCATTTCTCCAAGAGCATTCATCGAAATCTTGGTTACTCCACTCCCATCCTTTATGTTCAACCTCGATGTTGCTTCACTTCCTATTGCAGACTGAGTATTGATTATCTCATGTACTCCTGTTGTAAGGTCATGTTCAAGATCTAGGGCAGATAGGTATGTAGCATTTTGTAACGCTAGGGAATTTACTTCATTAAGTGAGCCAAATAAACTTTGTTTTACAGTACTGAGAGATCCATCTCCGATCTCTGTTAGAGTTGTGGATCCTCTAGAATCAACAAACGTAATGTCCCCTACAGTATTCTCTAATCTAGGAGAGATAAGTTTTGTCGATGTCTGAATGTCTCCAACGGTATCTAGGCTTCCGTCTGATTCGATGGTAAGATTAATGGCAGCGCCAGGTCCTACCGTAAGTTTATCTGCATCTAAAAAGTCTATGCAATCTATACCGCCTTCAATAGTTAAAGCCGGTGTATTTGGGTTTCCTGAACCATTAACAATCTTTACTGATCCTCCAGCGAAGGTGGTAGTAATAGTTGGTGGTGAGGATTGACCGTATATTTGTTGAAAATCTGTTCCAGTAAAACCAGAAGATATCTCATTTATTGCGCCGACTAAACTTTGAGCTGTTGTCAGAAGAGCAGTGCTCCCCGCTTCAGATAAAGTAATGGCAGCAGATAAGGATCCATCATTCAGGTATAGGTCATTTCCAGCTTGAACTGTTGTGTCCTTTGTGCCAGAAGTTCCAAATATTAGATTCGAATTTGATGATTGAACTCCAGCTTCGCTAAGAAGCATGTCGTTTACACCATTAGTTATTTTGAAAGTGCTAGGATTAATCTTTAAGTTACCAGAACTATCTAGCTCTATTTCTCCTAGGGCACCAAAAGATAATGGGCGTCCGGGGGCAACAGAGATAAATCTGCCGTTATCATAAGCATCTTGAAGCGATGTTGCGCCAACAGTATCTTCAATAATTTTGATACGCTCTAGCGCTCCACTACTTGCATTGATTAACAGATTCGGAGCATAAACACTAGCTTTAAGTAAAAGCTCTTGAGTATCACTAACTGCTTGAGCTAGTTCGTTTGGATCTTCTGCAACAACATCATCACCAGGTATGGCTCCGTTGTCGTTGATCCTAAATGCCCACTCATCTATTAAGCCTGTATCTATTTTTTTAATCCTAAATTGGCTCATTTATTTATCCTTGCGTAGCTACTTTTGCAAACACTCTGGCTACAATTAAACTGTGCTCATTCTCCGAATCATTTAGATGAAGAACTTCTAGTCTAGTATTACATTCATTACAAACAGGAAGATGAATAAAACTTCCTCGTATTGTAAGATCTGAATAGTTTAAGCTCCTGAGATGTCCGCATTCACATTTCTGTATTAATTTAGTTTGTTCAACTTTAGTAATCATTAGTTTCCTACTGTAGTATAGGTTCCAAATACTTTAGCTGCCCCAACTGCTGGTGTATCAAACTCAAAGAAGAATCCATATTGATTCATATCAACAACAGATAAATTACTATGATTTACACTTCCTGCATCAACACTAAGTGTTACTGAAGATGGAGCGTTCGTTAGAACTGTTTTAAAGTTTATACCTGCACCGTGAAATTCACCGCCAGCATTTGCTGACATAATACGTAAACCAAAGTATCCAGTTTCCTGAATCCCTGATTTCAATTTATGAATACCAGTAACAAGAGTTGATGTTTCATCAACATTTATTAATAGATCTGGAGAAGCAAGATTGCTTCCTGTGTCTCCATCCATTGTTATAAAGAATCTTCCAGCTGCACTTCCATCGCCTTTATCTAGCTGGATGTGTAAGCTGTCAGATGTAAAATCTAGTTTTCCTGAAGTAATATCAAGATCACCGATAGTTATTGTATTTGCTGTTACCGAGTTTGCAGATGCGATATCGCCCGCAAGAACTAGGTTGCCAGTCTCATCTACTGATAGAATCTGTGCATTAAGTCCATTCATTAATAAGAACTGACCTGCATCAGAAAGTCCGTCTGTAGCATCGTCTGCGTCTAGTCTAAAGACTATATCTTTATGAGAATAGAACTCAAGCTTATCTGAACCAAACAGAATATAAGAAGCGTCTGTGGCTCCTGCTTCTGCGATCTTCTTGTCTACTTGAACTAATAGGTCCTCATTCAATGTTGTTGTATCACCAACCTCTAAGGTTCCACCTACTGTTAATACGTCTGCGACTCCTACTGTATCTCCCGCGGCATCTCCTAAAAGAACATTGCCGTTAACTATGAGAGCGTCTGTTATTGTTAGCGGACCTTGCATTTCTTGAGCGCCTGCTTTCAATACATATCTGTCATCTAAGGTATTACCTTCAACTGTTCCACCAGACATAATTGCATCAATATCTGACTGATGCTCTTCAAGCGCTGGTTGAACTCGTGATGATGAAAGATTACCTAATGAAGTTACATCGATAACATTAGCATGATGTTGTGCCGCATCTGTTAATAGAGCCAAAGTCATATGCTCAGCTAGAACATCTGAGACACTTCCTGTCCCTGCATCTAGTGCTTCGACCATAGCCTTGAATGAACTGTCATCTGCAATATATCTATTAGAAGTCATATCAAGAGTTTTTCCTGCTCCTGCTACTACTTCCTGTATCGATCTTACAGCGTCCTGTAAATCATTAACGTGTGCCGCGTTGACAACGTCTTCCCCGTCTACCTTTGAGTAAACTGGATTTGTAAAAGTGTCTATACCACTTGGGAATAGTGATGCCATCTTATTTCCCCTTCTCTGTTGTGTCTATTCGTTTTTTTAATGTGTTAGCAAAATTGCCTGTCTCGTCGACGATTATACCATAGTATTGCTTTCCTAGCTCATAGGTTTTCTGTAAATCATCTTGTCTCTTATATCCATCCCAGCTAAAATTAAGCAGAACCAAAGATAGGATACCTACAAGTATCCACTTCAGCTTTTTGCCTCTTTTGCTTAAAGGTGTTTTAACTTTAACTTTATTCCTTTTAAATTTCATTCTAATCTTAGCCACTATTGATCCTCTGACATGATGTAAAATGTTGCAGTTCCCCATTCTCCTTGGAATGGAAGATGTCCTTCTGTACTAACTCTTAATTCTGCTCCGTCAGATGACTTCAAGGTTTTAAGAGTTGCATAATCAAAAGGGAAAACAGAAATAGGATTATTAATTATATCAACAGGCTGTATTACTCCTGTCCCTAGATTTGCTGCATTAATAATATCTTTTATGTTCTTGTATGTAGTTCTACTATATAGCATTTTATTCGGCAAGTCACCAGGGTTGTATACCCATATATCAAAATGTATAGCATTAGACATTACCAGATCTGATGTAAACTGCAGTTCAGAATGTTCTAGACTGATAATCTTACCAGTAGCTGGCTTGATCGTAAAGGTACTAGTTGTAGCATAATAGTATGTAGCCGTAATAGATCCTGTTGCCGTATAGCTTTCATCTAGCGTAACAATACCTGTAGCATAATCTATCGAATAATCTGTATCTTCTATTATTTCTGTGCCGTTATCTTCTATCTTTACTTTATATTTTAATGTCCCACCAAAGTGTAGCGGAACGCCTGTAGTCGTGAGACTATCTTCCATATATATCTTGCCGTGAATTGCATCTACCCAGTATACGTTTGCAGAATTATAGATTTTTCCTGTATCCAGGGTAAGGATCTCGTCAACCACTAGTAGCGATTCTTGATGCCAAGTTGTTTTATCTGTAAAGTCGGGAGTTACTGAAATAAAAGAATCTCCTTCTGCCTTATACACTGCCACTTTTTGGTGTTTTCCAACGGGTGTTAATTCAGATAATGGTGATGCTGGAGATATAAAGTTCCCTAACTCATCTCTTTCTGGTATTACTATTCCCATCTTATGGCTCCTTCCTAAATCCGATAACTGTACAGTATAATTCGCCTATACTATCAATATCATTTTGTATAGAAATACCTATATAATCATCTGTTGTATATGTTCCTTCTGCTCTTAAAACAGGTAGCGCTGTAGCGTCAAATTTTCTTGTTGCCAAAAAATGATCCCCACCAGCTTGAACGTCTAGGTCAAAACCACCAAGAGAAGACCATCTAGCCTTAAAGTCATCGGTTGCTTTTATCGGCTGGAATGTTGTAGTTCCATCATCTGATTTAATTGTAACTATAATTCCATTAGATAGTTTTTGATTTATATTTAGAAATTGACCGTATTTAACTGAGCCCACTTCACCATGAAAGCGTATTTCTTCTACGAATAAATCATAATCACTTAAGGCATCCATCTTAAATTCTACTGCTGTAGGATGACCATCTACTGCCATGTTGTTATTGCCGGGATCTGTTACTTCAAAAATATCTTCTTGAAAGATATTATCTACAGCACCTGCAGTAACAGAAACTGTACCAGAAATACCAAGAATACCAACTCTTGGATCCGCAGGATCTCTAGAAAGAGATGTTCCTTTTCCTCTTCTTTCTATCGTATTAAAAGCAACAGTAACCCATGTCGTTCCAGTAGTTATGACCTGGAAGTCATTCATAGTTAATCGTTCACCAACTTCTGCCCTATACTTTGAAGTAATGTGAACTATTCCGTTATCTTTTACCTTGTTGGATCTCCACTGTGCTGAAAAAGCTGGAGTAGAATTTAGAAAAGTTATAATACTATTTCTTGTTTCTATTTCCGGTCTAACTGCCGCAACATCGCCAGCTGTAATAGTATAGGTTAGGTCTACAGCGGGATATTCTGTTGGATCACATCCAGCAGCAATTAGTATTCGAATAGTGTCGCCTTCATCACCTATTCCACTACAGTCTCCAAAATCACCAAGAGCAAACCAGGTATCAGGAAAACCATCCTGACCAAATAGTTGTTCAATCTGAACAAGACCAGATGTTCTCAATGCTTGAGATCCGTCACCCAATTGAACTACGTCAGCTCTTAATCCTGTATCGGGATCTTGGATCATAACAACTGGACTAGTTGAACCACCTGCTCCCATTATGCACTCTCCCAAACTATTACTTTTACTGTTTGTCCCAGTTTAGCAATAGCATATAAATATATATCAGGACCATAAGGAAATGTTCGAATCGCACTAGACTCAAGTGTACTTCCTCTATTAACATTGGAATCGATATTGCTTACACTGGCTGTGCCAACAAAGCATTTCTGATTCCCTATATTCTCTAAGCCTAATTCTTTTCTATTAAGAAGTGCTGTTGCACCTACTTTTAGTAGAATTGGTACTGTATCACCTATTGTTAAAACGGTTTGTACAAAAGAAGTATTTTGAGAATCTGCAGTTCCCACATCTTGATTGGGAGACACCTTTGCTAAGTATGTCTCCTCACCATCTGCTTCAGCTCCAGATATTCTGGTTACTTCTGATGCATCAATTTCGTCTATATCTGACATATTAGATTACCGTATTTTTCTCAATCCCAACAAATGTACTATGTAAATCTTGCTGTTGATTGTCTCTGTTTGTCAAAGTAATTCTTACTGTTGTCGTATTAGATGTTCCTACTACTTTAATTGGAATTCTATCAAAGCTCATGTCTGCTTGAGGATTAGCTGTCGAATTAAATGTTACAACTTTTGTTACAAATGCTTCTGTTGCGCCGCCATCTCCAATTTCAAGCAATGCTTTTATCTTTCCTGAGCCAGAACATAAAACCTTATACAGGAGAAATGTTTTCCCATCAAGTACACTGTATGAATGTACAGCCGTTGCATCTTTTAATACGTCTTCTGTTTCTTCAAACTCATGCTTCTCGTCGCCTTCTGATTCTTCAAAAGTTACAGGAAGAGGGTTGTTTGCATCATAGTTCTGACCTGCTTCATCGTGAAGAGCAACATCGATATTAACCGTGTCGTTCTCTCCAACTACTGCAGTCGGTCTTAAGTTCTGATGTGTTCTATCTGTAGATGCTCCATTTCTATCATGAGCAATTAATCCTACAGATGAAGGGTTAGTATTAGTCGTGACATTATAGTCACCGTCTAATGCTACGTTCCCCGTTTCACTTAACTCGACAACTCTATCGATACCTGCTTCGTCATTACCGTGGATCTCCACGTGAGCGTTGCTGTCAGTATCAACAATCATTTGCTGAGTATCTGGGTTGGTTGCATCAACCATTTTAACTTGGACGCGTTCATCCGCGCCATCTGCCTCTGATCTTACTGGTAATCCTGAATCATAATCCTGCGCCATATTAGCCTCCTAATTCTTTTAATTCTTGATTCTTGTTTCTTATTAGTTCCTGGACTTCTTTTATCCTAATCTCTAAGACTTCCATGTCATCTTCTAGCTCTAGCTTTCTGATTTCCAATTCGTCTTTCTTAATACCTAATTTATTAATATCAACTTCTCTTCTTTTCTTAAAGACGCGAAGTTTCTTTTCTGTCATTTCTCCAATATCAGCCATCTTGCCCTTCCCTTCTCACTGTATTTTTAAAGTCTACATGAGCTTTTTCTAAATCTTTATTTAGTTCTTCTACTTCTAATTCAAGAATAGTTTTTCGTTCGGTAAGACGCGCGATTAACCCTTGAAGATACTTCTTTCTTTTAGCTAGTCTTTTCTGTTTAAGTGTTTGTTTTCTGAAGCCAAACATCATTGATCCTCTCCGTAAATAGTACCACTGAAGGGTGTGCTGGTCAATTGATTGTGGATAACAGTAAGCTCTACTGTATCACCTGCAGTAAGCGGTAAGCCCTTTGTATAAACGAATTCAACGTTTCTGTCGGTCCAAGCATTTCTTTTAGTTTCTATAGTTGTACCATTTACTTTTACTCTAAAGATACCATTAGTTCTACCTGTGCCAGATATCCTAGCAAGATTAAACTCTTGTCCTGCGGTAACTGTATGAGAAACGAGGGAGTGTTCCACTCCTCCGGACAGTGTTCCTTCATCATAGATGATACCCATGTTCTCATTACCAACTACTGATACTTGAAGGAAACCTTCAGAGGTCAAGTTTATTGGAATCGGAGAACCTGTATTCCCATCTTCATATCCCCAGATACCGATTTGATCACCATCTAGGACGTCTATCTCTACGTCTAAGTCAACGTTCTGGATAGTTATAGCAGCGTCTACCATAAGACGCCCATCTCCAGTTAACCTGAGAGCTGTATATTCATTTGTTAAAATATCTACGCCACCAGTTAACAGACCTAGTCTAGTTAATGGATCGGCAAATTCATCTTCTTTATAGACGATGTCAGACCCGAAAGGGGAATCCATCGTAACTCGGAGTGCTTGTGTGTTTGGCTCATAGACATAATCGTTAAGCCACTTAGATACAATATCAGCAGGCAAGGCTTTGTCGCCTTGGAAAAGAGGTTTGTCACCTCTCAGCTTATATTTTAAAATGTCCTGGGGAGGACTTTGTGGATCAACTGCCAACTTTTCTTCTCCTATGATATACAACTGAAGTATATCATTCCAACATGTTAGAGTAAAGCTCTTCTTATTCTGAGAGCGTTATAACTAATTGGTTTCCTGAAACGTTTGTAGAAAAAGAAAGTTCTTCCTGTGATCCTGCCGGATAGACAGATCTAACTAAAGCTTTGATCTTGTCTGTTATAGAGGCGGGGTTTAAATCTTTGTTAAAAGTAAAAGTTATTGCAGTTGCATTAACACCCTTAGACATTGGCAGCTTAGCCTGGACAGTCTGCTTATTGGTTGCTGATTCCGTTGATGAATCAAAGTCCACATTAACCAAAGCTGATGCATTGAATGCATCTACGATTTGCTGCGCAGTACTCTCGCCAGCCTGTATGGTAACACTAATGTCTGTTCCAGTAATAGCTACAACTTCAGCACCAGCAACTGCTCCATCTAGAAATTCAACTGTGTATTCATTGAACGAGGAAGTGTATTCTTTTGTTATGAAAAGAACGTCTCCAACTGTAACGTTAGCTTTACGAGGAATCTTTACAAGGGATTGACCATTAGCAGGTTGAACATCAGTAACGAAGAGTCCCTCTCCAGTTACACTAGTGTCACCCATCACAGGTAGGTTGAGAATAGAGCCAGATTTTTCATCGTCAGGAGTTTGGTAATCACCGGATCCTGTAGAAAAAGTCCAACTATATATTTCATCCTGTTTATCTGCAGGTATTACTTCTATTACAAAAGAGTCTCCAATGACATAACTGCCATCTTCGAACTTAAGTTTTAAGCCGTTATCTATTTCTATATATCTATTGCGCGCTTCTAGGGAAACTGATGTGTGACCATCAGAAGATCTAGACCATACATATTTAGCTGTATTCTTTTCGCCAGTAGTTACTACGGTAACTGTATATGTATCGGCTGTGAGACCTGTATAAGCGCCCTGAGATAGTAGCTCTCCAGTTCCTGAATTACCAGCATTAGGCTCTGGATCAAAAACTGAAAGAAGAGACAAATCTTTACTCAATATAGCCGCATATGTTGTATTCGGCTTTAGCAAATTGCTAGGTTTGATGTAAATTTTAGTCCGATATTTCTCACCGCTATCTATATCATTTCCAAAGTCTAAACTGGTATATAGATCTTCATCTAATAAGTTTATTCTTTCTAACGAAACCTTTGCAGGCAATATGTCTTGTATAGTTGCGTTTGAGATATAAGCATCTAGGTCTGATGCTTCATGTTTGGATATTTCTACTACGAAACAACTTCCAGCTGATATGGTACCAGCTTCCATTGATTGTTCAAATATAGCAGTAGGATGGAATCCAATCGTGATTCCGAGAGCGTTATTAGCAGGGGTTACAATAGGCACTAGATTAGACATTATTACTCAACTTTCTTTTTACGTCTAGTCTGCCTTTTCTTTGTAGTCTTTTTGGGAATTTCAGTAACTGTAGTTACCTTAATGTCTTCCTGTTTTTCTAGTTTTACTTCATCTAATGAGTCGCCAGAATTAAGTAATAGACCAGATCTAATACTGGTCCTTATCATCATCTGAGCCCACTTGGGATAATCATCCAGATTAACTTCTACTGGTTGAACATTCTCTTGAGATATAATTAAATTACATTCCTGGTATCCAGCTGCATTATGTTGATGAATATATTCCCTAGAAGTAGGATGACTTAACGCCCATACAAACCTATCTTCAGGCAAACTGAGTTTCAAAACCATTCTTTCTCTCCACTTTAAAGAAGGGGGACCGAAGTCCCCCATACTTATCTATTAAAGAATTGCTTCTCTTTCAGGAATTTCTTCTAGTCCACCAGAAGCTGTTGCAGCACCCGTTGCGTCAAGGGCAGCAATATTGATTTGTGGAACAGCCGGTTGGCTAGTAACCATGTTGTCAACATTAACAGCATTCTTAATTAGAGCTACAGCTTGACCTTCGTTTAGAATTCCAAGTGCATATCTTTCTCTAATCTTAATTTTTCTGATGTCTCTTGCAGGATCCGCCCACTCTTCAGTCGTAGGATCTTCGTCTACAAGAATTACTCCCAGCTCTCCACGATCAAAGATCATGATGTCTGTAAGTTTCTTGATAGGATCGTACTTAACGAAAGGAGATACAATGATAGACATTGGGCTACTTAAGTAACCAGGAAGAATTGGAGCAGAGTCTAAACTCTGTCCTCTTAACTCAACCGATGTGTCTGGTTGTACATCTTCAATCTTTCCAACTGACATTCCACCAGCAGCCAATTCCCAAGGATTTCCACCCTTAGCTTGTCCTCTCCAGCTAGCAAACATTACATTTGTATTAGCATTGAAGAACATGGCTCTCATGTTAGGATCTTTCAAGAACATAGTGTATGTAAGAGGGTGAACTAGCATTGTGTCGCCAGAAAATCCTCTTGCTAGTAGGTGTCCCCAAAGATCAAAAAGATCTTCAGCAGTAACAGAACCATTTGCAGCTCCATTGAACGATCTACCGTGTGAAACACCAAGTACTGAATTAACAGGATTAGCGTTGTCAAAATATACAAGACCTTCAGCTCCGATCATATTAAAGATCTTAACTTCTTTGTGTCTTGCTAGTGCGCGAGATGCCGCTCTAAGGTGCATGTTAATTACGTCTACTTGTGAGTAACGAACCATTTCATCAGAAATCTTAACGGCAATACCGCTTTTTCCGATGTTCGCTACCATAGCAGCTCCACCTTGAGTCATCTTCGCTTCTGGGTATTCGCCACCTTCCGGGATATCTAGTTCTGCTACTGACAGAGCTGATGCCGCTGGAAGAAGGATCGTTTGACCCATAGAAAAGTTGATTCTTTGTAGAAGAGATGTACCAATCATCATTGGTTCCATTGCTTCTCTAACTACTGTAGAAATTACTTTAGGTAAAAGAATAGGTGCGTCAGGCACTGAGTACATATCTTGTAGTTTAAACTCAGCTCCGTCTACGTCCATTCCGCTGTTATTCCAGATAAACTGGAATTGCTTCAATTTGTTTTTATAAGCGTCTAGTACTTTTCCGTTGTTAACGCCTTCTTCGCCTTCTACTTTTCCCGCTTCCGGGTAAAAGTCGGCTAGCTGATGCTTTGTTCCAGCATCTTTGTTAACCTGCACGGAATACGCGCCGCTAGCTTTGTCCTTAAACAGTTTCATTATCTATCTCCTCTTATCTGATGTTCAGGTTGAATCTTACTATTCCAGAAAACTTATCGCCACCTGCATAGAAGATATTGTGAGGCATACCATCAGTAGCAGATCCTGGCATTCTATCTAATTTAGATACTTGTCCAGTTCTACCATCATGGATAGGTCCTGTTAATCTACTATCGTATGCAGTCTTAACTCTATCTAAAAATTGCTTAGGGAAGTTAATGTCTACTAGGTAAACAGTTCCTAAAACGTCAAGAGTCTTGTCGATTGCTGAAAGAATATTTGCAGACTCATCACCTACAGCTGTATCACCAACAGCGCCAGCGCTATAAGTAATAAATGCAGAGTTCTGGTCGTAAGTAACTAGATCACCTGGTTTAGCACTTCCTCTCCAAGTGGCAATGCCCTTGAATGGAGCGTTGTAAACACCAGAGTTCTCGTATAAATATTCTATCTCTAGCTTATCACCTGTTTTCAGGTAAGTTGCAGAAATCGCTGACCAATCTAGTTGATCTAGTCCACCAGCACCGGCACCATCACCGAAAGAAAAGTCAACGTCTCTACGACCATTGATTTTTACCTTTACAGTGTAGTCTAGCGCTTCGTCATGAGCTAGGTCAAAAGTGTCACCGTCTGCCACAAGAGTAGCTTCCATTGTGTGCTCAATTCTTTCGAAAGGCTCAACTGGATACTCTAGGTAATAGTCAGTTAAAATAGCTACGCCATTTTGTCTGCTATAGTTGTGGTATTTGTAAGTAGCAGGGTTAGAAGGGTCTGAACCTGATAGCTCGTATGCATCGTATGATGCAACACCAGCACATCGTCCTACAGTTACGCCACCTGCGATCATTGAATTAATTACATACTCTGCAGCAGCAACTAAAACACCTTGAGCATTTAAAACTCTGTGATCTACATCTGTTTGTGTGTACTGAGGTCCGTTACCAGCACCAAGTGCAAGTAAAAGTTTGTACCCCGCAGGAACCATGAAGCCATTGCTATCTAGAGCAACAGGTTTCCCCGCACCAATAACTTTCCAATCTTGAAAAGTAGGTTCGAATCTTTCTAATGGCAAGTAAGGTGCCGGATAGTTAAGACCGAATCTCATACCTTCGGAAATTTCGAAGTTAGGTGTCCAAGGGCTACTTAGGTCCTGATTTCCTTTGTGAACAGCACTATATCCACCCTGTGGAAATTGTCCGTTGAAATAATCAGCCATTATTAGTCTCCTTAATCAATTGTTGGTATATTACCATTTTTGTTTTGAACTTTCTTCAACCATCTATCGGCTTCTAACTTGCCGTATCTAGTTATAAGCCTATTATAATTGTCATATAGTTTGAACTTTTTCTCTTCTTCATTGAGCTTTTGTTCATCCTTTTTATTAGCAGATGTGTCGTCCTGATTTAATGTTGGATCTTCAACACCCTCAGTCGGATCGCCAGCCATTCCATCACTCTTGACAAAGTCCTGAATCTTCACTTGAGTCTCTAAATCATTTAAAGTATCTCTTAATGAATCTACGCTTCTTCCTTTGTGTTCTGTGATTTCTTCTGTTCTATCTGCAATCTTAAAGTTTCCACTTAGAATTTTCATGTCTACTGTTCTAGTAGCCATCTCTTCTGCTAACAGCTTGGTTAACTTAGAGTGTCCTTCAAGTGCAGAATCAAGCTCTTCATTGGCAGCCTCAAGTTGTGATTCTAGGATCGCAATCTCTTGGTCTTTATCGGAAGTATCAATTATTTCCACTTCTGGAATTTCAACTCCTAATTTTACCAACATAGCTTTAGCGTCTTCAAATACTTTTATTGCATCTTCAACACTTATACTGTCGTTATTATTACACGGTTCTGGTTCGTTGTCAAAACTATCCGTCAAGTCTAGACCTAATCTTTTTGCTTTTCTATAAATAGAAGTCAAGATTCGTCCTTTAACTGAATCAGAAGCTTTACATCTTGCTAAAACTGCTAATGCAGCTTTTGCGTGAGCCTCGTCAACAACGGGGAATAGCCCTTTGCCGCCACAGAAATCCGATGCTTTTAGTTCAGCTATTTTCTCTTCCGAGAGTACAGCGTCTTCTTCTAAAAGTTTAACCATTTCTGCATAAACCTCTGTGCTTTCAGCCTTAGTCAGATCAAATTGATTTTCAATCCAGTCCTTGTATTCTGAAACCATGTCTTTATACGACTTGTCAGCCCAGTTAAAGGTAGCTCTAACTAGTGCGTCTTCATTCTTGTAAAGAGAAATTAGCTCAGCTAGTGTGCCAACTTCTATGTCTTTTAGTGAATGATCTTCTACTTTCGCGATTTCTTCTGCTTCTGCAGTTGTCATCTCTTCAGTGATTTCTTCACCTTCTTCTAACTTAAAAGCGTCAGACATCTTTTTAGATTTCTTTTTCTTCTTCTTTTTAGTCTTCTTTGATCCACAGTCTGCCGCATCAGCTGCTTCTTCTTCTTCCTCTTCTTTGGGATCTTTAGACTTGTCTTCGATCTTCTTGAAGTTTTCATCGAGGTATTTATCTACCGCATCATTGATTTCCAGATCTTGTACATCAGTGCTATCTGTAGCCTTAACCATCGCTGCTACTTGAGCAACCATTGCTTTAAGACTTTCTACATCAAGCTCTTCCATGTATTCGCGTACAGTTACTTCTTTGGAACCACTTTCCTTTTCACCGTATCTATACACTTCAACCTTTACATCTAATGCGTCTTTGATTTTGTCCTCGATGGATTTGTCTTTGTCTAATTTCATAGCATTCTCCATCTTTTGGATATTATTCTTAACGTCTATTAAGTTAACTTCGTCTTCAGATGATAGAGGTACAAGTGTGCTATCGTTATATGCGAATAAGCTAGCAGCTACCTGGTATCCATCATGTGCCTTATATAATTCTTCTTTTGCTGAATTACCGATCTGATAGACAGATGGTTCAGCAGGATCATCGCTGATGATCTTAAAGTCGTGAGCATGAGGATCAGCCGGGGCATTAACTATCCCGAGGTGATCATACTCCATTGAGCCAGGTACAACAACACAAACGTTATCTTCATATACCTGTCCTCTATTGTGTTCGCATAATCCTTCTGCTACCCAGTCAGTACCACATATAGAACAAGTGGCGCTGTCTGAAACCATTGATGTAGATACAGTTAAGTATCTTTCATCCAAGATGGCTTCAATAGCTTCAGGATCCGTAATCTTTAAAGTTCCTCTAAGATTACCTAAACCTTTATAGGCATCTCTACTGTCGTATTCTTTGATGACATGATTTACAAAATCAAGCATAGTATCTTTCTTTTTATTCGCATCATGAAATTCGAATAGACTTTTTAGATAACTATCTTGTGTCTTGTAGACATCAGATGTATCAACATACTCTGCAGTAATTACTCTACCTATCGGTTTTGAATCAACTAATTCGTCGTGACCAATGATTATTGGTTTTGCATAGTCTTTAGTAAAAGATGCTGCGCCAGTTTTCATTCTTGCTGGTAAATAGAAACCATAGTTCTTAGTAACAATCCCTGAATGCGTCATTTCAATCTGAGCCATAAGTGAATGCCCAGATGGAGAAGCACTATCTTTAGTTTTAAAATAGTGTCTCTTGCTCTTCGCTAGGCTTACTGCACCTTGAATTGCGTCAGTTATCTTTAAATGTTTTGCCATGCATGTTCTCCGATGATACAAGTATATAGCTTTATTGTCTTTTTGTAAAATTACTAAACCACTTTACCGATAGTTGCAGTCGAGTTTGGGTGGTATGGAGGAACCGACCAAATGGTCAGATTCAGAAGGTCTACGATATCCGGTGATTTCTTACATTCTTCACAATCGCTATTCTTTATAACACTTGCTGTAATTAACCCCTGGCTTCTTAACCCTACTGCTTTCCCGTAGTTATACGCCCTCATTCTTTCGGTTGCATCAATAAAATCACCACGATACTTGATCTTATCAAAAACTTCCAATATAGCTTCTTCCATCTTTGATCTAGTTTCGCCGTCATCAATCATACTATCTAATGTGTTCTGTACTTTTCCGTTTATATCTTTCATGTATTTGGATATAAAGCCTTCTGTAGCTTCTTTAACTTCTTGAAAGTCTGTAATTATCAGCTTCTCAAAGTTGGCTGCATCTGAACCAGAATCTTTTAATCCTTGCAGATATTCTTTTCTTGCGATTTGTAGGTATTTTTCTGTAGCGGAATCTTTCCCTATAGCTATCAGGGTATTGATCCATTTTCTGTCAATAAGTTCTTTCTTTACGTGTTTAGAGATATCACTCTTGAGCATCCTTGTAACATTGGATACGTGACCATCTTTTACCTTGAAGTAATCTAATTGACTTTTCTGTGGACCAGTTTTGGTTCCATGTTGATTTGTTGGAGCATTTGAGTTCTTGGCTGAGTTTGTGGCAGAACTACTTGAAGATGCACTAGCAGCTTTTGCTGCAGCTCCTATCTGTGCTATCTCCATCTGTCCATCTGTCTGTACTTTGAGTTTTCTAAGATCAACTCTATCAACGAACATTAGTGCGTCTTGTTCTTCTGTTATAGGTTCATGCCCTGTTATTTTACGAGCCTCGTCTACATCTATAACATTACCATTATATAGTACTTGTGCATTTGTATTCTTTTTTAATTGTGCTTCTATATCGATTTCTCTAAATTTGAAATCAACAATGTTCACTCCTTCCAATATATCAAAGAGGAAGGTAGACTCTAGTAGAAGTTCTTTTATGACTTCTTTATTAATTGTCTCTTCTATTATACTCTGGTAATCCTTTACAGAATCAACCATAGTTGTTGACATAGTGGAAGCGGTAGCCCTGTTGGCTGTATTGCCTTCTCCCATATCTACACTTGAGACACCTAACCCCGTGAAAACTCTAGTCTTAAAGTAATCAAGGTATTCTCTGGCTTTAAGAGCTTTACCCTCTGCGCCAATAAAATCAATCTCATGCCTTTCGGGTGTTACAATTCCACCTTCTGCTGGCATATCTGCTATCTGTCCTCGAACGTATTCGACTTCAGACATCACTGTGCCATCTGGTAATCTGATGTCACCGGCAGGCTTATTCTCTGTTCCTACTCTGTATTGAAAAATAGGGAAGAGTGTTTGGTATATAAGGAGTTCTACGTTTTCTTCTATACGACGTAGTGCGCGAATATCTTCTTTTACTGGTACAATCTGAGGAGTACCAAAGGAAAACCCAGGTTTTCTATATGCATGAAAATGGATTATGTCTCTAGGAGAGAATTCCCTATATCTACCATCAGCCATTTGCTGACGATACTTAATTATCTTGCCTTGTTTGTTTTTCTTTACTTTGACGTTCTCGGCACCCATACCGAAATATCCAGCTACAGGCTGGATGCCACCAATGGTTCTACCACCTGATGCCTCTGCTTTTCTTACTTTTACCCAGAAATAATTAGATCTAGATAAAAGAGCATATCCTGTATCTCGGAGTAATTGTCTCCAAGAAATGTTAGATACATGTTCTATCTGTAGAATTCTTTTCTTAACATAATCAATGGTTTGCTTGTTCTTGCCGCCAAACTCTTCACCCTCTTTGAACATGAGGGCAGTTTTCTTTTGAAAGGACTGTCTTACATAGGACTCGACATCTTCTATGATGCCTATCTCCATCAAGTTATATTCTGCGCAGGTGAATGACTCTCTTCTACCATAATCAAAAGTTGGTTTTCTAAGAGTTACTTTTTTACCATTGGTCTTTTCAACTATGGCTAGCGTAGTACTTCTGGCATCTCTGTGCTCAGTTAACTTATCAAAAATTACTATCTTATCAGCTTTCTGTATTTTCATGCATTAAATCCCGCGTCAGCAGCCCACTGCTTGATTTGTTCTACATTGGCTTCTGTAGAGAAGTCAGAATTTTTACATAGATCAAATGCAATAATTGCAACAGGCACTTTGGCTCCTAATTCTGGTACAGTAGCAGTAACTCTTTTATTGGTTATGTCACCCAAATCTTTAGGAATTCCATCATTATTTAATTTATTAATTTCACTTAAATCATCAAGTTGTCTGACAGTATCTGTCTCTGGATCTGTTAGTTCTAAAACTGCGTCTGATGGTGCAACAAGAAGACTTCTCTCTCCTTCCCCATTATCCCCTACATATACATTATAGTAGTTGTTCTGAGGTTGTGCTCCTCTATTAGCAGTTAGGAAACTACCCAACGCAACAGATGGATCTCCATTGCTATTCTCGCATAATTTCGGATTGTTGGCAATCTTCTTGAGCTGGCTTAGGTTTTTAACTATGCCAATAAGCCTAGCTATCTTTTGGATATTACGTGCGCCTTCTATCATTTCTTCGCTAGTTGCAGCCCTACCCATGATTAGCCTTGTTAGCTCATCCCTCATTAACCTGATGGTATCATTAACCATTTGTTTACCGTTTAAGATCTGTGATCTCAATTCGTATAAACCTGATGCCAGCCCTTGGCGAGCATCTCTTAGTGAGCCTCTAGCATTTCCAATAACTGATGGATTTGGGGCTCTACTCTTTTCTAAAAGTTTAGTTATATTATTCTGACCAGACTTACCGTATTCTTTTGAATACTTGCCTGTCAGTTCTGCTATCTCTTCATTTATGTTTGCCAGCTCTTCACTAATAGTAACATTCAGTAAAGCGTCTGATTGTGTCACTTCTACTGCGACTCCATTTGGATCTGATGGATTCTTCTCTAAAAGATTCCTTAGAAAATTAGGCTGACTAGATCTTGGACTACCACCAATTTTTGCAGGAGGAGTTCTATCTTCATCTGCGCCATTCTTTACCTGATCTACTAGAAAAGCTTTTCTTTCTTCTAGCTCTTCCATCTTTCTTCTTAGGAATCCCTCTCTTCTTCTGTGAAAAGATATTTCCTGTATATCACCTTGATTCAATGCTCTTTGAACATCTAGCTTAGATAACTGTGTATCTAAAGCATTAACTACACAATCAACAGGTTTAAGGATCATGGCTACATATTTATCTAGCAACTCATTCAATCCACCAAGCATAGGGGAAAAGAATGGTCCAATAAAACTCATAAATGCGCCAGAAAGGCTTGGCATCCTCATCGAGTATTTTCTCATCAAAGCCATAAGTAGTGCTATAATACCGAAGAGATCCGGCAAACACTGGTAGTCTAAAAAGTTTAATAAGTTACAGATATCATCTATGATATCAGTATTGTTTAGTAAGCCTTCGAACTGCCTTTTTAGTTTGTCATATCTCCTGTTTAACTCTTCCCACGGATCTAGCATCTTTATACTTGGTGAGAATCCACCTAGATTATTTAATCTTAGATCACAAGGTATACAGTCTTCAAGGATTGTACCTGCGAATGTTCCTTTCGCCTTGTTCTTATGGCTAGCGGTCTCTCCAGAGGCTCTTTGTTCTACTGCTTGTGATGTCGCAATATTTGAATCAATCACTTTTCTGGCAGATGTTTTCTCGTCGCCAGAGTTTATCTGTTCACTTTTAAATGTGGGAGATGTCCCCGGAGAAGTTTTATTCTCAGAATCTTTTATATTTATAGGATCATTCTGTCTAAAGTTAGATCCTGGATTTTCTTCAATTATAGGTGCCTGTTTATCTTTCATCCCCCTGAAGATTTTGTCTACTTCTTCTTGAGCTTCATCATAAACCGACTGGCTGATAGTATAATTACCTTCTATCTTCTCGATATCCC